AGCAAACAAAGATCTATTATCATTACAAAAAGATATTCGTGAGATCGAAGCAAAAGACACTCCAACTAATGATGAAGCAAAATCCGTCACCAATAATTTGTTTGTTGGCTCTACGGCTGATCTACAAAAAGTGATAGAGGATATGAAAAATGGAAGTGGATCTAAGTAAGCTCAAAGGGTATAATGGAAATGCCCTACTTAAACGCTCAAATCAAAAAATAGAGTGGACGCCAGAGCTTTTAACCGAGTATGTTAAGTGTTCTGAGGACGTAATTTATTTCACCGAAAAATACATGAAGATTATCAACATCGACAAAGGGTTGGTGAGCTTCAAACTATACGATTATCAAAAAGAAATGTTAAAGTCGATGCAGGATAATCGGTTTACGATTATTGCAACTGCTCGTCAGGCTGGTAAATCGACTGTAACTTGTGCGTTTATTCTTTGGTATGTTATTTTCCATCCCGAGAAAACTGTTGCGTTGTTGGCGAACAAGGGCGAAACAGCTCGCGAAATTCTTGGTCGTGTTCAGCTGGCATATCAGCATCTTCCTCGCTGGTTGCAGCAGGGTGTGAAAGAATGGAACAAAGGTTCTATGGAGTTTGAAAACAACTCTCGCGTTCTCGCAGCTGCTACAAGCTCTGACGCTATCCGTGGTTATTCTATCAACCTACTGTTTATTGACGAAGCTGCATTTATCGAACACTGGGATGAGTTTTTTACGTCAGTTTATCCTACAATTTCATCTGGTCAAGAGTCAAAGATTGTTCTGGTGTCAACACCAAACGGGTTGAACCATTTTTATTCACTTTGGGTAAATGCCAGAGAAAAAAGAAACAACTACAATCCAATTGAAGTAACATACGATAAAGTTCCAGGTCGTGGTGAAGAATGGAAAAAAAATACTCTAGCGGCGATGAATTTTGACGTTGCCAAATTCGAGCAGGAATATTGCGTCGAGTTTATGGGTAGCTCTGGTACACTGATTGCAGGTTGGAAACTGAAAGAGCTGGTGCACCAAACTCCAATAACATTTAAAGATGGATTGAGTCAGTATGTTAGCCCAGTAAAAGGGCGTTCATACATCATTGTGTGTGACGTTTCCAGAGGTAAGGGTTTAGACTATTCTGCATTTTCGGTAATTGATGTTTCAAGCATGCCATACAATCAGGTATGCGTATATCGTAATAATATGGTCACACCCATTGATTATGCTGATGTCATCTATCGTGTAGCCAAGGCATACAACAATGCATCTATTCTTGTTGAAATTAACGATATGGGCGAACAGGTTTCTAATTCGCTTCATTATGATTTTGAATATGACTCTGTTTTGTTTACCGAAAACGCTGGTCGGGCTGGTAAACGTATTAGCACTGGCTTTGGTGGCGCAAATATTGACAAGGGTATTCGCACAACCAAACCTGTCAAAGCCACAGGTTGTGCTATTTTAAAATTGTTAATTGAACAAAACCAGCTTATCATAAACGATTTTCATACCATTGAAGAGCTGTCAACGTTCTCTCGTAAAGGTGTAAGTTATGAAGCTGAAGAAGGCAAACATGATGACTTGGTTATGCCTCTGGTGTTGTTTGGCTGGCTGTCTGACCAACAGTATTTCAAGGATTACACTAACATAAATACACTCATAAAGCTCCGTGAAAAGACTGAAGAAGATATTATGAACGATTTATCCCCATTTGGGTTCGTTAATGATGGAAGAGATGATATAGCTGAAGCACTTGACCTACCACCTTCAAGTAATTGGATGTTTGGAGTAGAAACCGATAATTTATAAATAATTCATAGAATTTAAAAGCCTTTTCCATGGAAGGAGAATCCAAATGCCATTTCAATTAAGTCCAGGCGTAAATGTTACCGAAATCGATCTTACTGGTATTGTGCCTGCAGTAGCTACCACAACTGGTGCTATCGCTGGTATCTTTAACTGGGGTCCAGTCGGTCAACGTATTCTCGTCGAAAGCGAATCAAATCTTGTAAAATACTTCGGTAAGCCAAATAACAATAACGCTGAAACATGGTTTACTGCCGCGAATTTCCTTACCTATGGTAATAGCTTGTATGTTGTGCGTACTGCCAACACTTCATCTGTTGATACGACAATTGGCGCTCTAAATGCTATTGCTAATGTTGGTTCAGTTTCAAATACACTGGCTCAGGTTGTTTTGAACAAAACAGCTTTCGAAAATCATGCTGCTTTCGATCCGAATGTTCTTTTCGTTGCAAAATATCCAGGCTCGGTTGGTAACTCTCTGCGCGTTTCTGTTTGCGACAGCCCTGCAGCATATAATTCATCTCTTCAAGCAAATGGTCTTGCATCTACTGAAGCTCTTGACGTTTCGGCTAATTTGACAATTACAACTGGCTCTTCAAATGCAACTATTGCATTTACTCCAGGCGCTACAGGTACATCCGCAGACGCTAATACATACGCTTACCATTTCCTTGCTAATGTTGCAATGGGCGATTATATCCTCTTGGGTAATACATCTATCGGTACTCAGTATAATCAAGTTATGTCAGTTAGCTCCATTACTTCAAACTCTTCTGGCGCATTCGCCATAATCGAGTTTCAGGATACTTACAGACTTGCTACAACATATTCAACAAATAGCTCTATCAATACAACAATCAGTCGTCACTGGGAGTTTTTCAGCGTTGTTGATACTGCTCCTACAACTTCTGCTTACCAAGCTGCCTACGGCGATGCTTCCGTAATCGACGAAGTTCATGTGGTTGTTGTTGACGATGGCGGTATGTTCACAGGAACTCCAGGAACAATCCTCGAGACATATAAGAACTTATCACGCGGAAAAGATAACAAAACTGTTGGTAATGCTGGTAACTACTATATGGACGTTATCAATCAGACTTCTCAATTTATTTGGTCAGTTAATGACCGCAGCGGCGCAGCTTCAAATACAACAATGAATTTGATCAGCTCAACAAATAAAGCAGCTCTTGACCTTTATTTTGTTGTTGGCGCTGATGGTTATAACGAATCAACTGCATCTCTTGGTGTTGTTTCAGCTGGTTACGATCTGTTCGTTTCCTCTGAAGATGTTGATGTTTCTCTTATCCTTCAAGGTAAACCAATCGGTGGTTCGGCTTCAGCTCCTGACGGACAGCCAATCAATAACTTCCAGTTGGCTAACTACATTATCGATAATATTACCGAAATCCGTAGAGACTGTGTGGTTTTCATCAGCCCAGATGACTCTTTGGTTGCTTCAAACTATAACAACGAAGCTACATCTATCGTAAACTGGAGAAATTTCGTTCACGATTCTTCATACGCTGTGATGGATTCAGGTTACAAATATATGTATGATCGCTACAATGATGTATACCGTTATGTTCCTACAAACGGCGATATCGCTGGTCTCTGCGCTCGTACTGACAATCAGAGAGATCCTTGGTGGTCACCTGCTGGGTTCAATCGCGGTCAGATTAAAAATCTTGTTAAACTTCGTTGGAATCCAAAACAAGCTGATCGTGACGTTCTTTACAAAAATGGCGTCAACCCAGTTGTAACATTCCCAGGACAAGGTACAGTTTTGTTTGGTGACAAAACGCTTCAGACAAAACCATCAGCATTCGACCGCATCAATGTTCGTCGCTTGTTTATTGTTCTTGAAAAAGCGATTGCTACTGCTTCTAAATTCACTCTGTTTGAATTCAATGATGAATTTACAAGAGCACAGTTCAAGAACTTGATAACTCCTTACCTCCGTGATGTTCAGGGTCGTCGTGGTATCACTGACTTCCTTGTTGTCTGTGACGGCACAAATAACACAGCTGATGTTATTGATTCGAATGAGTTTATTGGTGACATCTACATTAAACCTGCTCGCTCAATTAACTTTATCCAGCTCAACTTTGTTGCTGTAAGTACTGGCGTTCAATTCTCTGAAATTGTTGGCAAGTTCTAATAAATAGATAAAACTCGGAAGGGAGTAATATAAATGGCTTCAGGTTTCAATATCAGTACTTTCAAGACTAGAGGTCTGACGTTGGGCGGTGCTCGCCCAGCGCTCTTTGAAGTATATCTTGCAATTCCAGATGGCGTTGCTGCTGATGCTGATTCAAGCGACAAGTTCCGTTTTACTTGTCGCGCAGCACAATTACCAGCTGCTACAATTGGTGAAATCGAAATTCCATATTTTGGTCGTAAGATCAAATTAGCTGGTGATCGTACATTCGCTGATTGGACAGTAACAGTAATGAACGATGAGGATTTCCTTGTCCGTTCAATGTTCGAAAAGTGGTCAAACTCGATTAATCGTTTGCAATCAAACGTTCGCGACACAAACTATTCTGGTGACGAAAACCTTTATAAAGCAGTAATGAATGTTATTCAGTACAGCAAAGATGGTTCTCCGATTCGCCAGTATGACATTATTGGTGCATTTCCAACAAATGTTGACGCTATTTCATTGGATTGGGATACAACAAGTCAGATCGAAACATTTCAAGTTACGTTCGCTTATGACTACTGGTTGCCAACTCTTGAAATTGCGAATGAATACTATCCTGATGCTGTTACACCTATTTCAACGTAATAAGTATACTCAGGAAGCCTCTACGTTTAGTTATTGAATTAGAGAGAGGGGCTATTCAATTTAGCCTCTCTTTTATTTGAAGGAAAAAAAATGGCAGAATTATTCGGTTTCGAATTTAAAAGAAAAGTTCCAGTTGAAACTCAACCATCATTTTCACCAAAGGAAACAGATGATGGTGCTCTTACAATTTCGGCTGGTGGTGCGTTTGGTACATATGTTGATCTTGATGGCACAGTTAGAACAGAAGCGGAACTTGTTACAAAATACCGCGAAATGGCTCTACAACCTGAAACCGATGCTGCAGTTGATGAAATTGTCAACGAAACAATGGCTATTGATGAGAAAGATATTGTTAAAATTGACCTTGATCAATTAAACATCAAAGATAATATCAAAAAAGCAATTCGTGATGAGTTTGAAAATGTGTTAAACATTCTCGACTTTAATCGTCATGCGTATGACATTTATCGTCGTTGGTATGTTGATGGTCGTTTATATTATCATGTGTTGATTGATGATAAAGATCCAAAAGCTGGTATCAAAGAAATTCGATATATTGACCCACGCAAAATCCGTAAGGTGCGCGAGATCGCAAAGAAACGTGTTCGTGGTGGTATGTCAAACGAAGCTGTTGTTATGAAAACACAGAACGAATATTATATCTACAATGATAAAGGTTTTAATTACGGCAACAAATCAGTTGGTCCAACAACCACTGGTTTAAAAATTGCCAAAGATTCTATCATTCATGTTACATCTGGTTTGACTGATACAAACGGAACTATGGTTCTTTCGTATCTTCATAAGGCTATTAAAGCTTTGAATCAGTTACGTACACTTGAAGATGCGCTGGTTATCTATCGTCTCGCGCGAGCGCCCGAACGTCGTATTTGGTATATTGACGTTGGTAATCTGCCTAAGATGAAAGCCGAACAATACGTTCGTGA